TTAGCTTGCCGATGTCCTGCGCGATCAACGTGACGCAGGCGAACACCGCTGTATAGCTCAGCGCGGTTTCCGATTTCAGATCGGCGTTTTGCTGCCAGGCGCCCGTATACGGTTCCCGAACGGTAGTGATCCAGCCGCCGCCGCCAGGTCGCGGCGGCGGCGTCAGGATTCCACTTAGGCCGGACAACGTCCGGCGCGCCAGGTCCAACAGGCGCATGCCGTTACGCCTTTGCAGTACGTCCGCGCGTCGACAACGCGCCTGCGTCCTCGGCGCCGCCAGGCTGGATATACGCTGGCGCATAGGTCGCGCCCGATACGTACTTGACGGCTTCCAGCTTCGCGCGCTTCCAATTGATGAACCGCTCCGCGCGCAAGCCAACCAGGTTGTTTTGCCAGAGTGACGTAAACACGGTCGTTGCGTCGGCGGGATTCATCGGCGCGTCGTCCATCTGCAACGACGCTTCGCGCGACAGGTCGATCTGAACGCCGCCGTCGTCGGCATACAGGACGAACGCCGGTTGCAACGCGATCACGTTCGTTCCAGCCGTGTTCGACGTGACGACGTTGATCCCGTCGATATTCCCGCCGCCAGACGACATGCCAGGGAACGCGCGATTGCCCTGTGGATCGCGGACCATGCCCAACGTAAACGCGTTAGTTTCGCTCATGATGAGCGTAACGCCGCCTAGCGGAACATTGGCTGCCGCCAGCGACGCGATCAGCGCGTGGATGTCGGCCAGCGCGCTTCCGCTGGACGCAATCGCTACCGTGCCGTTTGTGATGGACGCCGGATTGACGTTCGCCACTTCGGCCACGGCGGGATCGATGAACTGCTGATCCAGGAACTGCGCGATTCCCGCGATCATGTCCGCGCGGCAGATAGCTTCGGCGGACGGACTGGACGACCGTACTAATTCCTCCGTCAGTACGATGATCCCGGTGGCTTTGGTGATCCCCAGCTTGTCGGTTCCGAAGCCGAGTTTCGTAACCTTTTTCGGCGCGCCTTGCCCGGTCCAACCGTATACGCCGCCTAGTGTTTGAATCGGCACCGACACGTTGAACGGAACCTGTTTCAGACCAGGGATCTTGCCGATGATCGTGGCCGGACGGAGCAACGCCACAAATTCGTCAGTGACGTTCGCGGCTTGCGCCAGGACGCCAGCCCATGCCGGATCGGTCGTTCCGCCAGGCGCGACGGCGGCTTTCAGCCACAACGCTACCTCCGGCGTACTGTCCTGCCATTGCTTCGCGTGTTCGACGGCTTCGTAACGGTTGCCGTTCGCGCGCAGTAACGCCAGCGCGCCGCGAACGAACGCCGTTCCCTGCGGGAGATTCGACTTGACCGACACGACTGGCAACCGGCCAGGCGTTCCAGGAACCGGCGCCAGGTTCGTCAGGTTCAGCTGTTCGGTTCGCTTCAACCGCTGGATCGTTTCGTCAAACGACTTCACTTCGGTATCCAGCGTGTCGTACCGATCCATTTCGGTCGGTTCCAGCGTGGTTCCACGTTCGGTCGCGGACGTCATCAACGCCGACATTTCGGCGGCTTTGGCATTGCGCGACGCGCTGTAACTGTTGATCTGTTCGGATAGCGTCATGGTCTTTCGTCCTGCGTATGGTCCGCCTGGCGCGGCGGATGGATTCAGGCCAGGCGCGGCCAGGGATTTCACCAGCAGGATCGACGCCTGCGGATTTGCGGGGATTGAGACAATCGACAGTTCGACGACTTCGGTTCGGAGTAACCGTAGTCCGCCTTTGATCGGCTGCGTCGCGCCGTCCAGGATGCGGAAACCGATTGATACGCTGGTCAGTAGTCCGGCTTTGACCATCTGCCAGACTTCGTCGACACGGTCGCGCAACGCGCCTGGTTCCTCTATCGCCGCGATCTGCGCTTCGAACGGAATTCCGGCAGGCGTCGCTGGACCGAAGGTCGCCCATCCAATCGGCTTGCGATCATGTTCGTAAAACAGTTTTAGGGGATTGCGGAACGTGACGCCTGCGGGATCGACGGAATGCCCTTGCCGATCCAGGTCCGGCGTTGTCGCTATGCCAGCGAACGTCCGGCGCGCGGCGTCAATCGACTTCAGCTGTAGCGACGTCGCGTCCAGCCTGGCAAATTCCATGCACGGCAGCGTCGCGGATCAGCTGCCTTGCCGTCGATTTCCAGCGACAGAATCGCCGCGCAGTCCGCGCCTACCGCAGTATCAGCACCAGCGCGGCGCCAATCACGACGCCGACCAGGACGCCGAGCCAAAAATCGGTCGCGTCAAAAGGCGGCGTCGGTCCGCCATTCATACCGCGCGGCCAGCTAGGAACTGGACGATCACGACCAGCAGGACGGCAGGCCATAGCGGCAGTTTTCCCGCCGCGCTGCCGATGGTGAATACCAGCGCCAGCGCCAGCAGAATAAGCATGGTCCAGGCAATCGGCGTCATGATGTTTTCCTTTCGGCGGCGCGTAAGACCTGGCGCACGTACGCCGACAGCGGCAACCGCGCCGCGCGCGCGCCTGCATACGTCGCGTCATACTGCGCGCCCGATAGGCGTACGTGCAAATTGACCGACGGCGCGCCAGGCGCCAGCGCCGGACGTCCGCGCCGTTGGACCTTTCCTGTCACTCTGTTTTCCATTACGTCACCTTACGTAATCGCCGGCGCCAGAAACCCATTACGTTAATCGACGTAATCGCTTCGAGTACTGGCGTCATAGCAAATAGACGTCGTATTGCGGAACCGCTGGCGCCGGACGAATCGCTAGGCTGAATGCCATTGCCAGCGCCATCAGCGGATCGATCCGTCCTCGGCTGCGTTTCTTTACAGGGTAAATGTTGTCTTTGCCGTCGCGCTGTACCACAGCGTTGCCGACTGACCACGTCATCAGCGGATCGCCTTGTGCGTCGACGTCGCCTGCCAATACGGCGGCTTCCAGCGCCAGGCAACCGCTACTCATACCAGCATAGGTCTGTGGTACTTCGATGACCTGGTCCGCCTGGAATCCGTCCAGCATGGTCAGCTGGTTTATCAATTGGTCCGCATGCCAGGGATCGAATCCGACGGCGGCAATCTGCGCGGTTCGCCGCAGGTCGGCCAGCGCCGCGCGGATGACCTGATGATCGACGCGCGTGCCTGGCGTCGTTCGTAAAATCCCCTCCTGGATCCATTGCAGGTATGGCGCCCGATCACGATGCGCGCGTTCGGCCACGGTTTCCGCTGGCGTCCAGACCCAACGCAGGACGCGCCAACGCAGGCCAGGGATCGGCGGCGGGAACAACGCGACCATTGCGGTCAGGTCCAGTTTCGACGCCAGGTCGATCCCCACGATGCAACGACCGCCAGCCAGGTCGTCGCGCGTCCAGCCGGTCGACTGGCCCTTACGCCAGCCGTCGACCGACAGCCACGGCGCCGACGCGTTGATCCAGGTATTTAGATGTTTCTGGCGATACGCCGCCGCCGCCGCTGGCATACCTTGCGCTTTGATGACCTTCGAACGCAGGTCGTCCGGCTGGACGCTGATCCCGTAGTTCGGATTGGCCTTGCGCGCTGTCGCGTCTAGCGTCCAGTCATCTTCGGGATCGGCATGCGCGATAAACGCCAAATACGATTCGTCGACCAGCGTGCCGTCTAGGATCTGACAGGCGTATAGATGTTCGTGACCGCAGGCGGATTGTAGGTCGTCGCCTGCTGTGGTGATTTTGTACAGGATCGGCTGACGCCTGGCGCCGGTTGCCGTTTCCAGAACGTCGATCATCGCGCGCGTTTTGTACTTGTGGATTTCGTCCAGGCTGACGAAATGCGGATTCAACCCGTCCAGGCTGTCCTCATCCGCGCCTAGCGGTTCCAGCTTCGACGCTGTCGACTCGCGCGTCAGGTTCGACTGCAGGACGGTTATTCGGTCGCGCAGTCCGGACCGAATCACCAGCTGTTTACAATCGCCAAAGACGATCCGCGCCTGGTCTTTTTTCGTTGCCGCGCAGTACCCTTCGGCGCCAGGTTCGCCGTCGAAAAATGTCGTATAGACGCCAACGACGGCGTCCTCTAACGACTTGCCTTGTTTGCGCGGCAGTTCGAAATACGCATGACGGAACCGACGCAGGCCGGTTCGCAGGTCGATCCAACCGAACAACGATCCCAACCGAAATTGCTGATGCGGTTCCCAATTGATCGCCTGTCCGGACCATTCGCCTTTGTAGTGTTTGAGTAGGCGCCCGAACGCCAGGAACCGCTCCGCGCGCGCCAGGTCCAGCTGATAGGGAAACGCCTTCGTTGCTTCGCGCGCCCTGTCGCGCTGATGCCGATGGCAGGCCAGGCGATGATACTTCCCCGCAGGCAGCTTGCCGTCGACGACGGCGGCGGCGTAGCGATCAATGGCGTTAGCCTTGCCACGGTTCGAAGGCATGATCGAATTCCGCGAACCGATCTGCAGGCTTGTCGCCTGGATCCGTTTTGACGCGCGTTCGCGCGGACGGCGTCATGCCAAATTGTTCCAGCCAGGCTTTTAGCTGTTGCATCAGGCGCGACGCAATCGCCACGTATGGGGATACCATCGGCGCGCCTTTCCTGGTCTTAATCACCATGCCGTGTTTTCGAATCTGATCTTCGGCTTCCAGCCAGCGCGCCCATGTCATGCAATACGCGACCAGCGCCCGATCATCCACTTCCGTAAACAGTCCCAACCGTTGCAGCTTCGGCGCGATCCGCCGCCATTCGACTTCGGCGGCGCCGATCAGTTCTGGCGGCGGCGTCAGGTCGACGACGCGCGCTGGCGCCGGTTCGCGCGTGTTCAGCGGACGTCGGCCAGGATTGCCGCGCAGAACCTTCAACGCCGTTGGCGTCGGCTTACGTCCTCGCATGATCGGCAAATAGCGGCAATGGTTCCAGCCAGTCCAATGCCT